TCACTGATTTAGGTATTTTTCGAATTGTTGATGGTTTTCTTTCTTTTTTGCCGGAGAGATTTCAGCATAGATTTGAGTGGTTGAAATGTCTTTATGCCCAAGATCATCTTTGATGTCATCAAGGCTTAATCCTGCCTCACGCATTAAAACGGCATGCGTGTGTCTTAAATCATGGATTCGGATGTGAGGGAGCCCAGCCCGATTGGTGATGCGATTAAAAGCACCGGTAGTTGCTCGAGATCGGAGTGGTTGTCCAAACTTTGCATCAGACGAATAGGTGAAGACAAAATCGTTATTGTGGCTAGTAGAAAACCGAAAACCTTGTACATTGCCGTGACTGAAATGGCGGTCATATTGTTGTTGAAGAAGATCATTTACTCGAGCGGTCATGTATTCGGTTCTCTTAGAGCTTAATGTTTTGGGACGATCAAGCGCTATTTTGCCAGCGTTTGATCCAGTTTCAGCACGATAGATTCGTGTTGCATTGACTGATAAGGTATTTTTACTGAAGTCAATGTCTGACCAGCGAAGAGCCATGGCTTCACCCACACGAAGCCCGCAGTCAATCAGCGTCACAAAGAATGATAGCCACATGGGCTCTTTATCTTCTTCAGCTGCTTCTATAAAAGATCCAACTTGATCTTTTGTCCAAAAGTGAAGTTCTTTGGAATTGTCTTTAGCATACGCACTGAACTCGACACCAACGGTAGGGTTTTTAGTAATGTAACCAATTGCAACGGCTTTTTTTAACGCATTGTGCAACGTTCCATTGATGAGCTTTACTGTGTTAAGAGACAAGCCATCATTGAATAGACTGCTGATGAACTCCTGATGTTCCTTAAGCGTGTATTTGGCCAGTCGAATATCCCCAATTTTTGGGATAATGTATTTCTTAAGGTTATATCGATAGATGATCATGGATCCCTCTTTGACATTAACCTTAAGCTTGGTGATCCACTGATTAAGATAATCAGCCATTAAAATTCTTTCGGTTTGGTAGTGAGAGTGGCCTTTGATTATTTCGGCTTCAGCCAAGGTGGCTTCTTGCTGGGCTATTTTTTCGGTTGGGAAACCGCGCCGATGAATCTTTATTTCTTTTCCTGTCTGTGGATCAACACCGGCGAATATATAGAATTCCCAGGCCTTTTTGCCATCTTTTAGTTTATATGAGCTAATTGATGCCATGATATCGCACTCCTTTTGAACTCTTAGAGCTTGTAATTCAAACGTATGTTCGTTATGTCCTTAAAATAAAACCCCGTTATGGGGTCGTATTATTGCATCTTTCTAACCATCATCATGAGCGCGCCGATAATGATGAAAACGGCTGCCAACCAGAGGTTGCTGCCGGGCTTATCAGGGTCAATTAGCCAATGTACCCAATGATGCCTGTGGCCAAATAGGGCGAAGTAGACGCCTATGAGAACAATGATGAGGCCAATGAAGTGTGCCTCACTTAATGTAACTGGACCATTCATAAGCGCATCTCCAAGAACTGAGCTTAGATTTCGTTTAGCTTGCTGAACTCGATGTCATTGTTGTATCTAATCTTGACGGTTAGTGGGTTGCAACGGATGATGACGGGTCGATCATACTGTAACGATTTTTGAAAAGAATTGAGGTTTTCCGTAAAGCTTGGCAAGGCCTCCTCAGCGGTCAATACAACGGCCTTTGCACGCAATAGCAACGATGAGTGGTGTAGCTCATTGAAACAGTAAACAGCCACCACAGGCTTCTCTAGGACGTTGTGAATGGTAGTAGTGTCGCGATCAGTGTAAAAAAGGATTTCTTTAAGCGATCGGTGTGATTTAAGTGGTGTCAGCGAAACTATATTAGGAAAACCGGTATCGATATCAAGCGTAGCTACCTGCATAACGGTACACTCTCGTAACAGTATATCGGCCTGCCTGATCGTAGAATTTGCCATAAGTAAGACTCCTGTCTTAACTATTAATTTGATGCGGGTGGCGGGGATATTAGCTGTTGATGGTGAATACAATTCATCTTTGGTATAATTAGGTGAATAGCATTTAATACTAGACCCAAACAAAGAAGGTGACACTGTGCTTTTCACATTAATTCTTGTTGCTCTGATCGTCAGTCTTATTGTCGTTGTAATCGCCCTGCGGATTTACACAACCGGGTTGGTTAAAGAACTTGCAATCATGGAAAGTCGAATCGATCAGAAGATCAGTTTAATTATTAATAAACCTGGTAAATGATTTTCCAAGTTCAGTAAGCTCAACGTCACCACGTTCAACTCTGTACTCATGGCCACTGTCAATCGGATGAGTATTCTTAAAATCGGCATACTGGGTACTCCATTCAAACATGTTATAAAGGCTTTGGTAAAAGGGGCTTGTCAACTCAAACTGTGGTTTGATTGAAACCAACCCCGCGTTTTGTAGAAGCTCTAGTGTAAGGGTTGTATTGGCATCAAAGTAAATTATTCCGTCTGATTGTAGTACCGCATACCCAGATATATACGAATATGCTGAGCCTCCATGTTCTTGACTTTTTATTCGTTCTAATGGTAATAGCGAATAAGTCTCTGCTGAAAGTCCTATTAAGAGTTTTGCTTCTTGAGAAGATAAATTTGATAATATGCTGGAATAGAGGGGTTTATAATCATTATTTGTTCTACGATCAGATGCATGGGTAATCAGTCTAGCAAACGCCTCACGCATATAGTCTTCGTCCATCCGATATTGGCCGTCTTCAATAGCCTTAGCAACCAAAAGAAGCTTTGAATCATCAATTTCTGGTTCAGGAACATCGGCTAATCGACGCTCATATTTTGCTTTGAAGTCTTTCAAATCAGCTTCGTGACTGATATTGTAACGTGCTAATCCATCTGTGGACCAGTGCGCTAAACTGTTTAAAATTGTACCAAAAGCTTCTCCTATAGCTTTCGCTGCTGGTTTCATCAATGCGTTTTTGGTCTTGTTTGGTATTGGATCTATTCCTTTCATAGTATTAACCTCCTCAGCCCTCGCCACCGGGGCTATTTTTGTGCCCACTGCCCGAAAGGCGAGAGGGGCTAATTCTTCCAGTATCCTATACGTGAAAGCAATATGAATCCAATAAATATGATGAGGCCAAAGATAATATTTGTCGTAAACACCCATACAAGTACAGAAACAACTAATCCTATTAGCAACAGGCAACCCGCATTACTTTCACGAGCTTTTTGCTTTCTGATGCCGTCAGCAACTTTATTTTCAAAATCTTTATCTTTATTTGCCAAGTATAATCACCAATCCTCTCAACAGGTCATTTGCTGCTGTCATCGTTAGTAAGATGCGCTACTACATCTTTTATGTTTTCGCTGTTTTGGTAAATATCGATTGGATGTACGAAATCAATTTGAGTATCAGCATCATCGTGCAATTCAATCCAGTTTCTATTTTTGCGGAAGTAGACTCGGAGTATCCATTTTCTGATATTGTCATCAAGCAAAACATTGAAGTAACTTTTGTTATCACGATAAAAAACGCGTTCTTCATCAAGCAGGTCACGAAGAATTATTTTGACAGTTGTGTATGCTTCTATTTCAGCAGGAGTCGTTACTATTTCGCCGTCATCGGGCTTCTCATCAGCGCTTTCGCTTTCTTCATCATTTTTTGATTCTGCCTTTGAAGATTGTGTAATAGGGGTGGAACTAACTGATGAGTTAAGAGCAGAACTTAGTTTGTCATTCACTTCTTCTTGAATCGCCTGCACAAAGCCAGCTTGAATTATAGGCGTAAATTGTTCAATGTTCGTTTGGGTAGCGCGTTGGTTGAACACCTTAGATAAAATAAAACGGACGTATTCTTCATCAACCGACTTTAACTGACTGGTAAGGTAATCTCTGAATTGATTTGTATATTTTAGCTGTGATGCAGATGACGAAATATGTCCTCATCAAAGTTATCCTTTACAAATCTGAAGAGTTCGGAAATCTGACTGTCTCGCAGTATACCTAGGTGAATGGTTAAGAAAGGTTCTGAGTCCATCTTATTCTCATTATCTAGATCAGTAAAAAACCTGTATTCCTCACCATTTGTTAAAATACCGAACTTGGCGTCTGTAGTTCCGAAATATCTAAATAATTGGGAATCATGGTTATTTAGGTCTTCATTAATTGCCTTGCATTCAACAAGGATTTGAAGTTTTCCGTTGATGACAATGGCATAGTCAACTTTTTCTCCCTTTTTAATGCCGACATCTGCGGTGTATTCTGGTATGAATTCCAGAGGATTAAAAATGTCATATCCTAAAGACTGGAAGAATGGCATAATAATTGAATTTTTCGTAGCCTCTTCCGTTTTTAAGCTGTCTTTTAACTGATCAACTCTCTTAGCAATGGTTCTTATCTTTTGTGCAAATTCGTCTTTTTCCATTTTTAATCCTCCGTCAATATTATTTGTGACCTAATGTATAACTTCGAAGTAGCGCCACATCCAGTGGGGCAGTTCATACTGATCCAGAACAGCATTGTAATTCATAGGAGAAACTTCCTGATCGCCGAAAACAAGCTCAAACATAAAACAGTTTGCTTGATACTCGTTATCACCAACCATAGGCTCAGCTCCCACTCTGCTAAAAAAGTTGGTGTCTAATCCTCGATGCATTTTGCAATGACCAAGCTCATGGGCACAAACCGCTGTTGCCTGACAATCGTTAAGCGACCAGGACAAGACTATCAGTGGTATACGGCTAATTTGCATGCTATATCCCAGTATATTATTGCCTAGGTCCCTTCGATGAATAGAAATACCGTCACGTTTAGCAAGCTTAAAAGGGTCACTAGTTCTGTATCGATTAGACATATGATCAGCAGCAGCTAGCGCTTCACTTTCCGAATATCCCAATAGAAGTCACCCCCAAGTCACTCTTCGCTACCGCGATACTTTTTGGGGGTGAACTTCTTTTTTGCTAGTTCTTTGGCCAAAATGATTGTCTGTCTCATTGAGGCTTCTAACAAAGCACGGTCTTCATCCGTAAGTTCGCCCCCATTTTTGAAATAATTAACTCCAGTTTTCCCAGTAATGCCATTCATAGCATCGTTCAGAATGGCTTCAACATCTTTGTAGTCCTTGTCTGTCAATGAATAGTAGTGGCGTTTATCTGAGTTTCCAAGAAGATAGTCAATGGAAACATCAAATAATTTAGACATTTTCCTTAGGTCTTCGTTGCTTACACCGCGTCTATCATTTTCCCAGCTAGTGACAGTGCTTTGGCTCACGTTCATTTTTTCTGCAAGCATTGGCTGAGTCATTGAGTGCTCTTTACGCAAGCTTGCGATACGTTCTCCAGTAGTCATATAAGCACCTCCACGATTAGTATTATATGTTGTACTCTTAGTAATGGCTATAAATATCAAAAAATATGTACAAAAAGAGTTGACATGTACAGTTAGTAACTGTACTATATGTACATAAGCAAAGGAGGTCATAACATGAAGTTAAAGCAAGCTCGAGTTCGATCTGGAATGAGTCAAGAAGAGCTAGCAAACCGTGTTCATCTGTCTGTCTCTATGATTCAGTCAATCGAGAACGGACGGCGAGATGGCTCTACAAAAACATTGATTGCTTTGGCAGCAGCGCTTAATACAACGCCAAACGATCTTTTGTATGGAACCGATAATACTATTAGTACAAGTAAGCACATTCCCGCCCAGCGAGAGGAGGCAGTCAAATGAACCGACAGCAAATGATCGAAGCGCTGATGAGCTACCGCGATGATAAGCCCAAAGCTTTTTGGGAAACCATGGACGATGACATGCTTCAGATGACTATTGAAGTCGAGAAAAAGAAGGCACGAGATGAGTTAAAGAATTACCTAGCTACAGCATGATTTAAGGAGGTTTCAAAATGAATGAACTAATCAAGACCATCAGGCGTGATGATGGAACGATCGCAGTAAGCGGTCGCGAGCTGCACGATTTCTTGGAAGTAGATACGCCATATACGCAGTGGTTTGACCGCATGATTGACTATGGATTTACGGAAAACACTGACTTTAAAGGTTTATCACAAAAAAGTGAAAAACCTATTGGTGGTCGTCCACGGATTGATCACGTCATGACGCTCGACATGGCAAAGGAAGTTGCCATGATCCAACGGACAAATAAAGGTAAGCAAGCCCGCCAGTATTTCATCTCTGTGGAGAAGCGGTACAAGCAACTCGCAGCACTGCCTCGGACTCCCGAGGAAAAGCTTGCTTTAACCATGGAAGTGGCCAATAGGAGCGTCGAGAAGGTCATGAAGCTTGACAACCGTGTCACTGATTTAGAAAAGAACGCCCCAATTGCTCCGGGAGAATACAGCTACATCAGCCGACAGGTGCGGAACGTGGTTGAGAGTTATATCAATACGCATCATCTTCGGATAACTCAGAAGCAACGTGGGCTGCTCTACAAAGATGTCAGCCGCGGTATGAACGAGTACGTCGGTATCAAGACACGAACCCAACTCCGCAAGCGAGATTTTGACAGGGCAGACGAGTTCGTCAGTAACTGGCATCCGTCAACTGCCACGATGATGCTGATTAGGGAAACACAAGACGATCAACGAAACGTCTCTGATCAACTTGCTATGGGTTAATCATAGTCTTCTATAGCATGAATCAATATCCACCAATATTTCATCTTTTAAAGGAAGTGGAACGTATGAAAGCAATAATTAGTAGCCCTTTGAATAGGTTCGCTACTAGAACCAATACGCCACAGAAGGTGATCGCTTATGCAGCAAAATTAGGGCGCTCGACGATCAACAACTATTTTCATGGAACTCCCATTAGAGCAAATGAGGCTACTGACATTGCCAATTCGATGAATGACAGCGAACTAAGCTATGAAATGGCTAACTTGTTTCTAGGAATCCCTAAGCTGTTTAGCGGTGACGGAATATACCACGATCTAAGGGGGCTTTTATTCACCGATAAACGAGAAGAAGACGAGGAGAAAGCTTCTTTCATCAAGCACGACATTGAGGGCCTTGCTAATGACCCCAACTTTACACACGATGACGCTAAAAACTTGAAAGCATACGCATTCGAAAAAATGGATAGCACAGTCGCAGATCTAACCGAGCTGAATGCCATTTGTGAAATGCTAGGCATCTCAATTATGGATCTTTTCAGCGAAAGGCTCCCACATTATCAGAAACTTCATTATATGAGGAAGGAAGAGCAGGCATGGAACAAGGATTCACACTGATCGATCCCACTAAGCCGCAAAGGACACGCAAGCCCTTTAAGCCCAAAGTTTATTGGACGCCAAAAGATGTCATGGCACACTATCAGGTTTCTGCCGCGACAGTGAGCCGTTGGAAGAAGCGTGGCGCTCCATTCGTTGGGCCAGGTAAAACACAGCGAGTTGAGCCTGAGAAGATGGAGCGTTGGTTTGCACGACAATAGGAGGACTAACAATGCTAGAAGCAATCATGTCAGTGCTGTTCGACCCAACATCAGCCTTTTGGAAGTATCTGCTTGTGGCTCTGGTTGGCATCATGATTGGCGCCACAGCAGTAGGAGGCTGGAAACAATGGACACGTTAGGAGGAGGAACTATGCGTGATACGAAGACATATTGGCAAGACATTCATGATCAAGCCGAGAACGTGATTTACAAGAGCCACGGAGATAGCGGTTGGCTTTGGATGTTCGAACTTAGTCAACGGATGCTCAACAAATGCGCACAAAAAAATCCCATGGCTGCAACCACGGGAAATAAGGAACAAAGCAAATTAATTTATAGCCCAAGTTTATCACGGAAGGCGGTCGATGACCATGCTTGATTGGAAAGGGAAGCCAATTCCTTTTGGTGAAAGTGTCATCACCAATGTTGGACCTGAGGGTGACAACATCAAAGATGATCCAAAAGAGATTCGTAAATACATCTTGGAAGAGCTTAGTGGTGTAGCGATTGCTGCTGATGATCAGGAGGAAAAATCATGATGAATACAACAGAAACAGCACCGGTTTTGAATCCGGCCCTAGAAGACGAATATAGCAAGGCATTAGACGAGATCAAACAGTTTGGGGAAGCCCAAACGCATACTGTTCACGATCTAGGATCAGCTACTTGGGCAATGCGCAAGTTAGGTGAATTGAACAAGGAAGATGCCGAAGCTCGGAAGGTGGTGCAAGCCAACATCGACCAACTCAACGAATGGCTTCAACACTCACTTGAGGCTCGTCAGTCACGACGCAATTATCTTGAGCATGAAGTGCTTGCCTATGTTGCGAACAATCGGAAGCATGACCCCAAATTCAAGCTTGACACACCATATGGCAAGGTCAGCTTCACGGTTAAACGTAAGGCAACACCAGCAATTTCCGATGAAACACAGGTTTTAAATTTCATTAAGTCTAATTGGAACAAATCTGAACAAACCCAAGTCATCAAGCGAACCGAAAAAGTCCTTGTGTCAGAACTTAAGAAGCAAGTAACTGTGGCGGGTGACAAGGTCATTGATGAAGATGGCCAACCAATTCCTGGCATGCATGTCGATCCGGCAGGAACTGAAACACCACACATTAAGCCAATTCAAATGACGGAGGCGTTGTCATGAAATTCTACGAAAGCGGGAAGCTACCTAGAATGCCAAATATGTACTTCATATATGGAGACGGTGGTACCGGGAAAACGAGTCTCTTTAAACAATTTCCTGGCAAAAAATTTCTGTTCAGTTTTGACCAGTCAACGAATGTCATCAAACCCGATGATCAGATGGACACGGCAATTGTTGAGGAAGCGGATTTTCCAACAATTCAAGCAACCGTAAGCAAGTGGCTGCAGCGCGCTATTAATAGTCATAAATACGATGCTATTGCGTTAGACAACATGACATCACTTCAAAACCTTGTCCTTGAGAATATCGACAACGCTTCTAAGGACGGCCGCCAGAACTACCAAAAATTGCAACTGTGGTTTCGCCAACTAGGAACAATGCTTAGAAATAGTGGCGTCACCATCTATGCGACAGCACATCAAATCGATAACGGTGCCTCTGGTATCGGAGAGAACGGTCGTTTTGAAGCAGATATGAATGCCAAAACATTCAACGCCTTCACAGCTTCGTTCGATCTTGTGGGTCGTCTTTATAAGAAGGAAGGCCAACGCATGATTGATCTTGATCCAGAGCAGGGAAATCATGCCAAGAATCGTTTGGACGATCGAACTTTGATCAAAGCCGACGAACTATTAAATCAAAACCCAACAACCAATGAAAAGGAAGGTAACTAAAATGCCATTATTCACAGTCGATCACAACAATGTTTTTGGTAAGTATGTTGAAGAAGCAGGACGCTATAACGTCAAAATTGTCCGTGCTGACATGCACCATTCGAAGCAGGGAAATGATTACATCACCGTAGATTACGAAGTTCAAGATGGCAAATACAAAGGCGGACAAATTCGCTATCAAAACATCACTTGGAGTAATGAAGACCTTGATGGATCAATCAAACGGTTCAACACTTTTGCAGTTGCTTTGGGAGCATCAGATGGCACCAGTTTTGACTCGGTTGGACAGTTTGCAGCATCAATTCTAAATAAGCTTCTCACAATTGACGTTGATTGGGATGAGCCGAACACAAATGGAAAAGTTTACTTGACCGTAAAGGGATACCACAAGCTTTTGAACGAACCTAGCCAGCCAAATGGCGTCCGGCGTCCCGATGCTTCATCAGCACAGCAATCAAGTAACGTCACTCCGTTCACTAAGCCGAGCCAGCAAACTGCTCCTGATCCATTTGCTGGCGGTTCAGGTAAACCCGTTAACATTAGCGATGACGATCTTCCATTTTAAAAACCTTAGACGATATGGCGTACCCATACGGATGGGTGTGAGGCCCATTAAAACGGAGGTGATCTTCGAATGAACTATTTCAACCAGCGACGAGCATTTCGTCAGTTCAAGGTAGCGGTAAAGAAACTCACCGTTAATCAAGCTTGTCTGTATCGCGAGTTACTAGACTACGCGAACGATAGCGGATTACTAGATGCTTCCTTCCGCCTCCAGAATGACTATCTTAAGTCTCTCACTGGCATTAAGTCTGATGACGGACTATCAAAAGCAAGAAACGTGCTTGTACAGCAAGAGCTTCTCATGTACGTGAAGGGCAAGAAAAATGAGGATAGTCCCATTTATAAAATTGTTCCTTTGAGCCCAGATGGACGTCCATTATCAGAAAAACGGAACAGCTTGAGAGAAAAAACGGAACAGAATGCGGAACAAAACGCGGAACAGAATGCGGGGCAACCTGCGGAACAGAATGCGGAACGGTTCTTTAGTATTACCGAGAATGACTTGAGTAAGACTAAAACACCCCCTAAATCCCCCAAGGGGGACGGGAGTGTGTTGAGCCTGCCTGAAGAGTTTGCAACTGAAGTGTGGCCAGCCTACCCAAAGAAACAAGGCAACTATGCCAAATCTCAGGAAGCTTATGTACAGGCCGTTGAATCTGGTGAAACGACTAAGGATCAGGTGCTGGCAAAGATTGCTGAATACAAAGCCTATATCAAGCTAAACAACAAGCAAGAAGGCTTTGTAACGACCGCTGGTAACTGGTTCACCGGTCATGGGTGGCGAAACGAATACGATACTAAGACGCCTGAGAAGCAACCAGACCGCAAAGAAGTAAAGGAGAACTGGGGATATGGAGTCGACTAAAGGCCTATTCACACATGCGGACGTGCAAAAAATCATCGAAAAGCGAGGAATGGACGTTAGCAAGCTGCCAACTCAGGCCGAGATTGAACGGCGCTTCTACGAACGCTCTATGGCCGCATTGAACCGTAAAAAGGCACGTGCCATTTATCGCTACTCAGTCTTTCCCGGAAACGTTCAAGCTAAGTTTACGTTCGACAAATGGCGGCCAGAATTACAAACAGATCAGCAAGGATCTAGAAATCTGGGGAACCGTGCATACAAGCTGACTAAGCAAATGGTGGAAGTGCCTCAGAACGTGGTTCTGTTTGGCCCTCGTGGAACAGGCAAGACATCACTTGCTTTGGCGATGCTGACGAGTCTACGAGATGAAGGCCAGTCAGGGCTGTTTATTTCAACAGCAGAGCTGAGTAACCTAATGAGCTTGCAATACGATGCACCAGACGTTCGCCAGCGTTTAGCGGGCATTGAGCGGGCAATGAAAGAGGCTGACGTACTGTTGTTGGACGACTTCGGGACAGAAGGCGGTATGAAACTCGACATCAAGCCGGTGAGACGCGACATGCAAGAGCTGATGTATCGTGTTGCGAATGCCCGCCTTGATTTTGAGAGCAACATGCCTCGTCTATCAACAATCATCACAACTAACAACGAGATGAGCGAGCTTGAGCACATGTACAACAGCAAACTAATCAGCCGAATTATTCCAAAATCAAAAGATTGCACATTGAATTTTGAAAAGTTAACGGACGTAAGGGGGAAAAGACCGTGACAGCTGAAGAAATGACGAATAGATATTTGCAACGCTTGGATAAGCGGCTGCGGGCATACGAAACGGCCTTGAATCAAACGATAGCTGACATTGAAAGCAATTATGATCAAGGCTACCTAGACGTTACCGAAGCACAGTGGCAAGACATTATCGTACTTTTAGGCGCTGTTATTCACGCTGATACGCGCATGATTTGCGAAGCGTCAGAGAGTATCTGTGCTGACGGTGGTGTATCGGGGAGCTTGCTGCGTTTATTGTGGCTAGCTAAGCATTTCGCAACACTAGATTTTTCAATGAAACCGAGCATTAAACAGGAGGCATTCTAAATGCAAGCAATTAAATCAACAGTGAACGTCGGTGATCTGGTTGTGGTTCCTGATCGAGTATTCATGGGCGTGCGTGATCTTGGCGGTGTGGCACGAATCATCAGAATCGAACGATACAACGCCAGAGGTGCAAGTCAAGACATCAACAAGCCAGTTGCTTTTGATGGCAAGGCACCCAAAGAGCTAATCACAACGGTTGAGATGGTTGATGGCAAGCAACGTCAATACTATCTGAAGGACGTGAAGCCAGCGTGAACAGGATTATTATTCCATTGCCCCTCATGACTCTTAACCAGTACATCAAGGTTGAACGAGGCAACATGTTTGGCGGAGCAAAAGTCAAGAAACAAGCAACGGAAACGGTAATGTTGGCTGTGAGAAAAGCGATGAATCAGGGCGTGAAATTTCAATGGGGGAAACCTCTAAGCTTCGACTGGTACTGGTATGACAAGCGAACAGACCCGGACAACATCGCGTTTCAGCATAAGTTTATCTTCGACGGCATGCAAAAGGCTGAATTTTTAGAAAACGATAATTGGGATCACATTGTAGAACTGCGAGATCGGTTCTTTATTGACAAAGCTAACCCGAGAGTTGAAGTCGAAGAAATCGATTAAGGAGAAAAAAATCATGAATAAAAAATTGACATTCACAGTAACTGTTTTAGCAGGACTTATGTTTGGGGCTGGTGCAACCGCCATTGCCGACAATGTTTGGCAAGGTCACCAGAACATCGTGGAGACCAAAAACAATATCGACAAGCTGACGGCTAAGATCAACGCTTCACAATATAGCTTGTCCGATTTGAAACATCAGTTGTCTGACGCGCAGGCACAGTATGCGGCCTTAAAACAGCAATATGGAAACGACATGGCAAGCAAAGATTCCCAGATTCAGCAAAAAATTATTGAAGGCCAGCGAGCTGTTGCCCAGAAACAGGCTGAGGTCGATGCCAAACAGCAGACAATCAATGACCTTACATCACAGTTAGAAGCCGCCAAACAGGCAAACAATGACTTATCACAGGCCATCAAAGACGCACAGAGCATCAAGGACTATTCAGATCAGGCTGTGAAGTCAGCAAAGGCACATTAGGGGGCCAATTAATGAGATCGCTTGAACTGTTTGCGGGAATTGGTGGTATCGCATTGGCTGAACAAATGGCTGGCATTGAAGTGGCCGGTTTGTGTGAGTATGCAGACTATCCGCGCATGATTTTGAAAAAACACTGGCCGGATGTGCCACTTTTTAAGGACGTGACAAAACTTGATCGAGAAGAACTCACAAATGCAGGAATCAGCCCTGACTCAATTGACATTGTTTCCGGAGGATTCCCTTGCCAGCCTTTCAGTATTGCCGGGAAGCGAAAAGGCAAGGAAGATGACCGCGATCTCTGGCCAGAAATGTTTAGAATTATCAAGCAAATCTGGCCAACTTGGGTTGTTGGAGAGAATGTTGCTAACTTCGCAAACATGGAACTCGACCGCACGCTATCTGACTTGGAAGGCGCGGGATACCAAGCACGGGCATTTGTATTACCAGCTTTGGCCGTTGGTGCCCCACATCAAAGGCTTAGGACATTCATTGTTGCCCACGCCGACAGCAAGCGACGGGTTTGCATGGAAAAAGGTAAACAAAGCAGACGTGATTGGGAGCCTGCACAGAGGACTAATGCCGAAGAAGGGCAAACGGCACGCTGGAACAATGCGCGACACATACTTGCTTCAGGCGCTCGAGTACTCGCCAGTACAAGCCGCAGAATTCCAAGAAACGATGATGGGATTTCCGAAGGGGTGGACAGACTTAAAGCATTAGGCAATGCAGTAGTCCCACAGCAAATACTGCCGATATTTAAAGCAATCGTTCAAATTGAGGAGGCCGACCGATGAAAACAGGAGACGACACGTTCGATGACATCTACATCAGCAAAAAGACTGGCAAGGTTGTAGGCGTCATGTACGAAGGTGTGGACTACAAGCTAGTGCCCGTAGAACCAAAGCAAAAAAAGATGAATTACGAAGAAGCACTAAAACGTGCAGAAAAGCTGCTTTCTATGGGCGATTATGTGGACGGTAACGTAAACGAATATGCCAATCTGAAAGCTGTGGCACTTGTTAAGAATATTTACGGGAGAGAGGACGAAAAATGAAAGTAACAGCAGCATTTGCATTGCCGCATGACCACTATGACTGGAATCAGGGACTGTATCAGTTGGCGATGGTTACGCGCAACTGCTTAGCTAACAATGATCATGAAAACTTCCGGAAGTACAATGTCATGCTTTGCAATTACGCACGGGAAATCTTTAAGATCCCTAACTTGATTAATGTTGAATGGAAGCCGTCAAACGATATTGTGTTCATCGTGTTAGATGGAATCACGGATGGCCGTTGTCATACGGTATATGATATTGGGCACCCTCGTTTACCGGCAGAATACAAGGGAGAGGACGGGAAATACAGCATTCCATTAATCCATTCGCAAGAGGAACTTGATGATACGCTGGCACACATTCACAGCATGAACATCTTACACAAACTGGAGGACGAAAAATGAGCGAAGAAAAACTGTACGCGGTAAAGAACGATGAAGGGAAATACTGGGAATTTGATACTTCCGGTTTCTGTGTACCGCACATCTCAGGTTGCCTTACAACGGCTAGTAAGAAACAGGCTGAAATAGTGGCTGATGAGCAGGGTGGCCACGTTGTCACGTTCGTTGAGGAGCCTGAAAAAGAAGTCGTAAGTGAGAACGTGGGGAAAGCGATTGATTCGTTGATTAGTGCAGACACGTATGCGCAGGCTTCAGAAGCCTTTAGGTATCTTTTTGTTTCAAGAAAAAAGAAAGACTTCAAGCGAATAATGAAAGCGGTCAGAAACGGATACACCGTGAAGAAGAAGAAGTATAGGGTTCTAGCCCCTAAGAGCTGGTGGCAGAGTGAGGACAAGCCAAAATATATGCATAGGACTTTTGGCATCTCAGCATATAGAGGTGCTGGTGAAGACTCCGTATTTACTCAGAAGCAGCTTGATCTATACGAGCTGAACGGAGCACTCTTCACGAAAGAGGAGGTAACTGACGATGACGAACAAGTTAAATACTAAGCAAATCAGTAGCTTGCTTGAAGCACTCATTGATACTCCACACTGGTATGGCGAAACTAATGCTGACAATGAGTCACTTGAAGCTATTGAAACTTGGGGAGACGTTGCTTTTGTTGCCTTACAAAAACTAACTGATGCTTTTGATAGCACTAACAATGCGCCAAAAACGAATGGTAGTGCTATTGAGATTAGCGACGCAGTTCGTGAAAACGCTGAGGTATTTAAAGAATACATTCAGGGAGGTGACTGACGATGGCATTCGTTGAGCTTGAAAGCGGTGACTGGATAAACCCTGATTTCATTGAGATGATATTCAAGCAAAACCCCAGTGGCACTTTATGGGAAGCTGTCCTGAATCACGGATCAGCCGCTGACATCACTGACGCCGATCGCATTCGCATTCTGAAAGCTTGCGGGGTTCGTGAGGATCAAAAAGGAGAAAGACAATGAGCAATGAGACGAAGCGGGACGTTTTCGATGAAGTTCTGGACGAATGGCAAGTTGATGAAACTATGCCAGATGCCAATTGGAAATATCCAGACTTTAAGCTTGTGAGAATCAAAGAAGAAAGATTCAAAGACCGTTATGACGCCGCCTTGCCAGATGATCTGCCGGTGATTCCGAAAGCATGGGGAGATACGATTGAAGAGCTTAAGGCTAACCACTACCGGTTAAGCGAAACTTTCACTGAATGGGATTGGAACTATGATGAACAAGAACTTATTGCACGAGCATGGCTGCTAGGTGTCTGGCGCGTTGAGGAAACCGGCGAAATCGTGAAAGTGGAGGCGGAGAAATGAAGAAAAATATCAAGCATGCCATTGCCTATGTTCTTTTAGGGTCGTGGGCAGGAATCATCATTTACGGATTTGCCAATGTGCTTTGGGATTTCCTTATTAAGCCTTTCATCGAGATTGGGATAGTTAATTAACTTATTTTCTTCACATTATTCGTTGGATTAGCAACAGTCATGTGGTTAATTATTTCGGCAAGTGAAAAGCTGGTCAAGTGGTTACTAAAAGAATAGAGGCGGAGAAATGAACGAAGAAGTCCTGACACTAGCAAGCAATCTTAACTTTCCTGATGAAAATTTTCGCGCCGTCGTATATGACGATGGGAGCATGACCCTTTTTGACGGTCCGAACGTTGTGCAAGACGAAAATACGGCATTTTTCCACGTTTCTCCCGAAAACATGAAGCCATTCGTTGAGTGGCTAAACAGGAGAATGGAGGTACGAGATGAAACGAGAGATTAAGTTCAGAGAGAATCTAGATCTGCTGGAGGGAAAACAATGAAAATAAGGCCTTACCGTTTCATGTCATGGCTTGGTTTCATGTTAGTTTTGGCGTCTTCGTTTTTACCTGGAAAATATATGAAATTTGGCTTTTACAAAACGTTTATTTTCCTAATGCTACTAGCAATCTTGTTTGCGCTTTGGGACATTTCGGATTCAATCAGGGAGGAGCGGCAATGAAACAGATGATAAACGACATATTGAATATGTCTCCATCAGAGCTGAGCATGGATTTGATCATCATATGTGGTGTCCTTGCGGCAATTCTGCTGGCATTCCTTCATTGGGTAAATAAGCAGAAATGATGATTGGCGTCATGTTGCTAATCGCAGGTGCTGCAATGTGGATGTGGGCTAACCGGAAAAGAGGAAAATGATTGTAAACAAAAAGCGCGCCTGATTAGTGACGCGCCGGAGGCCAGTGTGTGAATTGCACCAGGGTAATAGTCATTTTGGAGTGGGCCTCCGAAGACATTATAACAAAAAACCGCCGGATTAGCGACGGGTGGAAGACAGGGGCTTTTATGCAATACATGGCTTTTGAATAATGGAACTTAAGCCACCATCTTCACAAACAGTATAACAAAAGCGCACCACGAAGGCACGCCTGACAATTAATTATCCGCAAAATAATTATACCATAAGGGGTGGCGCTTGTGATGGAGCTTTTATCAATTAGCGATGAAAAGGATCGGGAAGCAGTCGAAGATATCCTGAATAAATACCGAGCAGAGCGNCGCTGTATGCACAGCAGCGTTTGGAGAGACAAGCATCAGCGCGTAAGTTCTGCGACTGGTGCGACAATTGCATTGCGTCGATGCCGAAACAATCACATCAGCGTTTATTAAGGGTGCGCTATTGCGATGGGCCCGAAACAGACACGCCAGACGGTGATGCGATGAATATTCTCGATATATCTTCAGCAACCTACACACGCAGAAAGAAAAATGCGTTGTTAGCAGCGGCCTGGTACTTTGGCGTAACACCCAGAAAAAGCAGTGAGCAATAAATGATCGATGAATGAGGACTATTTGAGGACTAATTGATTGATAAATGATTGATAAATGAGTGGCGAACTAAAAACGAAATCCCTTATGATTGTATTGTGCCAAAGGTGAGAAACCTGAGACACCGCGTTTTTCCTCCGAGCCATGGTGATGATAAAGCTGTGGCAAGGCGTGGCAATGAGGACTGGCTGAGATAGTCAGGCGGGTTCGATTCCCGCATCCACATATCACCCGTGAAGGTCTGTGACGGTAGATAATCCGTCGCTACGTACTGACAAGCCTACCATGACGAATGAGTTAGCAGGGTGCAGTTGGGTGTCCTAAGGCATAGCTTTAAATAGCTTTAAACGCAATGTTTTAGAAGGAATCCAAGGGGACGTATTTGGTAAATCATATGAATGCCATATGTATGTGGGTCCAATTCCCACCGTCCTCATTGTCCAGTTTAGCGACCGGACACAGCTTGCGATGACCCCATCTGACACTGGGAGAGCGAGCAGCAACCGAAGGATTAACTTTGTGGCCTTCTATTGTCAGGTTCGAATCCCGGCGGTTGCATATAAAGTTGATCCTTTCAGATCTGGTATCAGTTTAGCCAGACACAACTGAGGAGCCCAGATGGACTTTCGTCTTGGGAAAGCAGCAGACGTGCTCATGATGGCGCTAGTTTAGGTCTCGACCATCAATTATGCGATCAGAAGACAAGTAAGGCATTGTTGCCGGTTAAGCAATGCTGAAACAGGACGGTGCAACTCCACCCGTTCGCTTTGTACTAGTTGACTTACGAACTAACGTTTGTATATAATACTAGTACATCCAAATATTGTTTGTTGGTGATGGGAACCCACCCACCACCATTTTTGTTATACTGAGATCACAAACAATATTTGGAGATGGGAAGAATGGTCGAGATTAATTTTAGTTTTTTTAACGCATTTGTTCAGGTTGATGGAAGGAATACAGCATATCCAATTGAAAATTTGATCAATCAGATATGGGGAAGAACCAGCCCTAGAGATAGAACTGCCTTCATAAAGGGGGCGTATCATTCCCTTCCCCAACTAAGAACATTTGAAGGGGCTAGAGAGACTGGAACGCAGTTTTTCTGGATCGGAAAGTTTTTAACCGAGAAGCCATATACAGGACATTTAAATGACGATGAGTTTGAACTGATGAACCAGGATCCTTATTCACCAGCTATGGTTGTTTATCAACATGAAGATCACCTCCTAGCAATTCAGAGTAAACAATATGCGCCGAGAAAGACAGCAATTGAGGATTTTTTCAATCATTTCCTTATACCTGAAATTGAAAACCATCGCGTAAAGTTTGTATTGCTTCCGCAACATGATCGAGCCAGCCTTGATCTTGTGGATGCGAATGCAACTATAAAAGCGATTCATCTTGAAATGGATGCTAACAATAATCAGGAGTTACGGGCTTTAGCAGATAATCAAGAGAACAGATTTTCTGAAATTGCAAATGCAAACGTTCAATCGGCTAGAGACATGGGGGTCAATGTTGTCAACATTGATTGGAAGAAAGGACGGTTTAGTAGACCAATTCCCTATGAAGTCGTTGAAATGCTGAGAAATATAGACTTTAATAATCAGTCTATTCTCAAGGCGGAAGTTGTGGTAAAACTGCCAAATATTTCGAAACCGAAAACTATTAATTTGCTGGAAGATGGAATACTGAAAGACGGGTTTAATATTCCTGATGGCATCGATGCCTTTGATGCGTTAACGGAGCAAGTGCATGAACATGTTCAAAACCCTGGTTTTCCCGCACAATGTCGACAATATTTCACTGACAATTATGGGAACGATTTAATGCCTGGCGATTTTCAGGTTGACCTTATAGAAGAGGATGAGAACTGAATGTCTCTAAAGATTTCTAAAAATTTAAAGAATCGCTATGAGATAATGGAACTCAGCGTAAGATATTTGCCTAAAGCTGTATTCTTAATGGTGGTTGTAGCCTATTTATTTCCTCCGGCAAGAGCATCTTATTTTGAAGTTGGCACCTATTTAATCTCGGGCAACTCCCCAGCAGTGACCGTTTCAACCGTGTTAATAGGAATTTATTTAACTTTATACACGCTGATGTTAACTAGCGACTCAAATTCTATATTTTCAATTTTGAAGGAAGAAACTGTTAAGTTTATTGAGAGAAAAACTTTTACTGGAATAATTGTAAATATGCTTTTCGTTCTCGCATCACTACTATATCCGTTGATAAAACACGTTCAGGGTATAGAATTAATTACAGACATTGGATATCTTTATATCCTAGATAATTTTTTCACTTTGTCATTTTATTATGTCCTTTCTCTCGGACGGGAAAAAGAAATTCATGCAGACGTGATTAAACAGCAGAAAAGAAGAGAAGTAGAGAATGACTTGCTTATTCACGACTTAAAAAAAGCCTTAAACAAATGCATGCAGAAGAAATAAGCGTATAGACGCCACGGCGTCTTTTTATTTACCCGAGCACTCCGCCAAACGGTGAGGTGCTATTTTTATACATATTTTCGGAGGCGAGTAGATGCAATGGACAGATGAACAGATCGGTGGCATTAGGAAGCTCGCCTCTGAAGGCTTTACCAGACGCGAGACAGCAGACAAGCTCGGAATTAGCTATGATGCGCTTCAAGGCAAAGCAAGACGGCTTGGTATCGAGTTTCAAAAACCAGTCAAGAATGAATACGATTCAGACGGAACACAATCCAGTGAAACCATTCTAAAGGTTGTCAGGGGTCACAAAATGACGCCTAGAGAGGTTTTGGAAGCTCACGGGTACGATTACACCAAGTGGGAGCTTGTACGTGCCACAAGCAATTACTGGAAGCAAAAACCTGAAGCAACGCTCTTCCAGAGCAAGATACAAATTAGGCCGTTAGTTGAGGCGGAACAATATGAATCATTGATGAATGACATCATCACACACAAGGAGCCGTATCAAGCCAAGGCTCCTATTTTTGTGGAATCAGATCGCTATTTAGTCATTCCTGCGTTTGATACACACTTCAATGGTCACACGTTTGATGTCTATGCCGAATCATTGAAGCGGCAGCTAGATATCATTCAACGCGGCCACTACGCCAAAATATTGCTCATTCTTGGCGGTGATCTTGCTCATGTGGATAATATCAACTCAACCACAGCAAAGGGCACACAGCTCGAAACAACCGACTTAGGCGAGACTGTGAACGAAATGGAGCAATACTTCGAGACGTTGATTGAAGCAATTATCAAGAACGCCAATGAGTGTGAGGTCATGTATTGTGCCGGAAATCATGACCCGTCAGTTGGATATATGTTTGCGCGATTATTGAAACGCGCCTACAGCAACCAAACAAACATCACTTGGGATATATCGCTGAAGCATTACAAAGGCGCAATGTTAGGCCACAACTTCATTGGTGCTACTCATGGTGACAAAGGTAAGAACAACTACCTTGCAAAATACCTAGATGAGTTTGGCTTCATGTTAGGCACAGCGCAGAACCGCGAGCTGTTTACGGGACATCTGCATTCAGAGATGAGCAAAGACCTAGGCGGATTCGTTCAGCGTCAAGTATCGACACGCAAGCCAACCGATCAGTGGACTGATGATATTGGCGTGGTTGCTCACAAAACGTTTGAGCTGGTCGAATACAGCGATCATGATACCCGTGCCATTTACTATGTGTGAGGTGATTTCATGGCTCAAATGATTACAACAAAATACGGCGTTTACATGCCGAAAGTTGAAGCGTGGACCATCGGCAAGATTGACAGAGAAATTGTCCGTTCACGCTCTAATCAAGTTAAGACGCGAGGCGGATACGCACATCCTGAAAGTAAGGTATGCTTGTCAAAAAGGGGGTGGATACTGTGGCATTCCACTTGCCGTCACCAAAAGACGTCTATAAGAACCTCAAGGACAAGTTGAAAAAACAGCGGGACAAGGCCAAGGCTGATAAGAAGAAACAGCCTAGTAAAGACAATCCAGGAGTAACAACAGCTTAATGAATTATAACCAGCGATAGCTAACTAGCTACCGCTTTTTTAATGGAAGGAAGGTGTGGTGATATGTAATGCGACTGACAGCAAAACAGAAGAAGTTCGTTGATTCTTATATTGCTGATAGCAATGCCACCAAAGCGGCACTAGAAGCAGGATACAGCAAAAGAACGGCTAGGTTTGCCGGTGCAGAAAACCTAACAAAACCTAACATTAAAGCTGCCATCGACGAACGCATGAAACGCCTAGAATCTGACAAGATTGCCAAGGCTGCTGAGGTGCTTCAATACTTCACTACCGTTCTCCGTGGAGAGGCAAAAGAGACAATTATAGTTAGCACTCCAGACGGTGCAGATGCTGTTGAAAACGAGCCAAGCATCAAAGACCGCATGGCAGCAGGACGCGAATTGTTAAAGCGTTACCCTGGTAATGATGAGCTGCTCAATGCTCAGCTAACGAAGATTATTACTGATATTGAGAAAACTAAGGCCGATGTTCGCAAGTCTGAAGCTGAGGCTGACATCATGGAAGCTAAGGCCAAGTTGCTTACTGATGCAGATTCGCAAGACAGGACGGTGATTGTCGATGACGTCCCAGAAGATGATTAAGTTAAGCAAGATGGTGCAACCACATTTCTATTCGTTTTGGCGGTCAAAGGCACCATATCTGATACTGAACGGTGGCCGTGGTTCGTTTAAATCATCGACAGTTAGTCTTAAGCTACTCATGATGCTTAAAAGGCAAGCACAGCAAGGACATAAAGCCAATGTCATCATCATTCGAGAGAATACGGTTAACTTGCGTGATTCGGTTTACAGCCAGATCAGTTGGGCAATTGACATGCTCAAAATGACAGACGAGTTTGTGTTCAACGTATCGCCTATGCGCATAACGCACCGTGGAACTGGTAGCACATTCTACTTCTATGGCGGTGACAAGCCTGAAAAGCTGAAGTCTAACACCGTTCGTAACGTGATTGCTGTGTGGTATGAAGAAGCAGCCAACTTTAAGTCTGCTGAAGTGTTTGACCAAACTAACCCAACCTTCATTCGACAGAAATCACCATGGGTTGATCAGGTTCAAGTCTTCTACACGTATAACCCACCGAAGAATCCATATGACTGGATCAATGAGTGGATCGACAGCGTGAGAGGAGACCCGGACTTCTTCATTGACACTTCAACTTATCTCGATGATGATCTTGGATTCACTGACGAACAGCAGCTTAGACTGATCGACAAGTATAAAGCTAACGACTATGACTACTACCGTTGGCTTTATCTTGGTGAGATTGTCGGACTTGGAACCAACGTCTACAACATGGATTTGTTCCACCTGATTGATCATATTCCTGATCATGATCCCTTGATTTACCTATTTCTAGCAATGGATAGTGGACATATATCATCCGCTACAGCATTGCCAGTCGCTGCTGTTACCTCGAAGGGAAATGTAATCGTTCTTGACACTTACTACTACTCGCCAGCAAATCAATCGTTAAAGAAGCCACCAAGCCTCTTATCCAAGGAAATTCACGAATTCTTGGCTTCGGTAACCAAGAAATACCGCGGTGCTAAAGTCAAAAACATGACAATCGATTCTGCTGAAGGGGCCATGCGTAACCAGTATTACAGCGACTACCACGTTGCTTGGCATCCAGTACACAAGCTAAAAGAAGCCGACATGATCGACTACGTTCAAAGCCTGCTCGCACAAGGGCGGGTTTTTGTTTTGGACACTCCGAACAATAAAGTGTTCATGGAACAGCATCGGCAGTATCAATGGGACGAAAAGTCAATGGAGTCAGATGATCCCAAAGTTATCAAAGAAAACGACCATACAGTAGATGCATTTAAATACATGATTCTTGACAATGCTCGAATTCTTGGGCTTAAACGCTAAGAAGGTGATGCTTTGAACTTAATCAATACAATCAAAAATCTATTCAGGAAAGGAGGCGCAGCATTGGGAGTTGTACAAAGCCTTGGTAAAATTACCGATCACCCAAAAATCAGTGTAGATCCAAAAGAGTATGACCGTATTGCACTGGATAAACGTTACTTTGAAGGCAAATTTCGCAAGATTGAGTTCAGAAACACATACGGAGATCTTAAAAAGCGACCTTATGTCACTTTAAACATGATGCAAGTTATCTGCCGACGGTTGGCCTCGCTTTTATACAATGAGCAAAGCAAGATTACGATCGAAACTCGTCCCGAAAAAACTGACGAGTCCGGAAATACGGTCGATTATAAAGTTCCGGATGAAGCAGATACCTTTATTCATGAAGTTCTAGAAGACAATGACTTCAATAAGAACTTTGAGCGCTATCTTGAGTCATGTTTGGCACTCGGCGGTATTGCAATTCGGCCTTATGTTGACTACAGCACGAAGAAAATCAAGTTGGCATGGATTCAGGCTCCTAGTTTCTACCCACTTCGGTCTAATACGAATGACGTTAGCAATGCAGCTATTGCAACGAGAACTGTAAGAACTGAAGGGAAGCAAACGGTGTATTATACGTTGCTTGAGTTCCACGAATGGAGCGAAAACGAGTACACCATTACAAACGAGCTTTATAGGTCGGAGACTTCGGATACTGTTGGCATCAAGGCGGATTTATCCGTGCTGTACCCCGACTTGCCACCGTTGGTTAATCTGGATACGTCTGTGTTTACGCGTCCGTTATTCGTTTATCTGAAGCCGGCCGGATTCAACAATAGAAACATCACCAGTCCGTTGGGCATCGGTGTTTGCGACAATGCGCTGAACACTCTCAAGCAGTTGAATGATGCATATGATCAATTCAATTGGGAAGTCAAGATGGGCCAGCGACGAGTAGCTGTTGCCGATAGTATGACGGAGATCACGTTCGGGCGGGAAGGACAGAAGGAACCCAAACAAGTATTTGACCCTGACCAGAATGTCTTTCTGTCAGTCCAAGGCGGTGGCATGGACGATAAAACAGTCCAAGATTTAACGACCCCTATCAGATCGCAAGATTACGTCGCATCTTTAAACCACTTTCTTAAAACGCTTGAGATGCAAGTTGGTTTGTCTTCCGGCACGTTCTCGTTTGACACCGCCGGTAACATTCAAAACAAAACGGCAACCGAAGTTGTTAGCGAAAACAGTATGACGTACCAGACTCGCAATAGTCATCTGACAATGGTTGAACGTGCAGTACAAGAGCTGTGCGTTTCGATCTGTGAGCTTGCCAGTGGAACGGTCATTAATGGGTCAGCATTATACAGCGGGCCAATTCCAACGATTGACCAAGTGACTGTTGATTTTGACGACGGTGTATTTACTGACAAGTCTGCAAGCCTTGATTACTGGATCAAAGCCAATGCTGCGGGGCTCGTGCCAAAGCGTGTTGCCATTGCTAGAGCACTTGATGTTCCAGATGAGGTAGCAGAACAGTATGCTGCCGAAGTTTCAAAGGAAAGCCCAGAGCCGGTTGCTCCTCAAGATAGCCAATCAGGTTTATTTGATGGGGACGGTGATAGCTAATGCCTAAAGTGACTCCACATCAATTGACAATCGCACAGGCTTCTATTGGTGATATCTACGCATCGCTAGAGCAAACGCTGTTCAAGATGTTCATTGACAGATTAACCAACCACGGAGCGTTTCCGCTTGATGAGGATCACATGCTCCAATGGCAGGCAGAGCAACTTAACAAGCTCCATTTGGTCAATGAATCAACAATCGAGGAAGTAAGCAAAGCTACAGGAATTGTTCAAACCAAACTAGTGGTCTTGTTCAAAGATTTCGGGATTGCGATTGCAAATGATGAATATAGTCGCTTGGCAAAGGGCACTGGCAAGAATATTTCGCCTGGTACTGACGTCGATCAGTTGCTTAATGGTTATTTGAAGCAGACCTTTCTTGATCTCAACAACAACGTCAATCAAACACTAATTACTACCAATTACGGCAAAAATGCCGCTATGAGAACCTATCAGCAGATTGTAAAAGAAACTACCGCACAAGTGATTACTGGGCTTAAAACCCCAGCCAGAGCATTAGCCGACACCATCTACAAATGGCGAGATCATGGCATTCAAACTGTGCTAACAGATAAAGGAACACATGCTTGGTCACTTGAAAGCTATGCGCGAATGGTGATTACTAACACGAGTGGAAGAGCTTTTCAGGCAGTCAGAGATCAAGCTGCTGATGACTATGGAATTGATACGTTTGTCATGTCTAGCCACCCAGCTAGTCGTGCTGCGTGTGCACCAATTCAAGGAAAGACAGTAACAACCCGTTATCAGTCGTTCCGATCTGAAATTAGTGGTGAATGGTTCGAATCGCTTTTCAACCATGGCTATGGTGAACCCGGTGGAACATTCGGTATCAACTGTCATCACCAAAAATGGGCTTATGTACCCGGCGCAAATACCAATAGCCAATCGCAATTTGATCCTGACGAAGCCATTCGCAATGGTAATGTGCAGGCCAAGCAACGCGAATTGGAGCGAAGGGTGCGCAAGTACAAAGCCGATGCGGACCTAGCCAAAAAGCTGGGCGATGCAGATGGCCAGCAACATTACAAGCAATTGATCAGCAATAATCAAGCCGCCCTGCGACAAATCGTCAAAGATCACGACTTCTTGTCTCGGGACTATTCAAGAGAAAAAGTGTTTTCGTAAATTAATTCGACCCAAGCATGTCGTAAAACTGCTATTTGTTTTACCCAATTCGCGGTCGTACCGCGTCAAAAACACGTAAGGGAGAGATTGTATTGAAACGCGAAGAATTAAAAGGATTAGGTCTGTCTGATGAGCAAGTAGACAAGGTTATGGGAATCCATGGGGCCGATGTGAACGAACTGAAGGGCCAAGTCAGTCAGCTGACGACAGAACGGGATGGGCTGAAACAGCGTGCATCCGACTCGGACAAGCAACTGAACGAGTTAAAGTCAGCCCACAAGGATGACAAGGACTTTCAGGCTGAGATCGACAAGCTCAAAGCCGACAATAAGGCGAAAGATGATGCGGCTTCTAAGCAGCTCAAAGAAACCCAGTTGAATTATCAGACTGAGCTTGCTCTGGTGAAAGCCGGTGCATTGAATACTAAAGCGGCATCAGCCCTGATTGACAAGGACAAGCTTGGCTTGGACGAGAAGGGCAATGTTACCGGATTAGATGAGCAGCTTGAAGCACTCAAGTCGGATGATAGTAGCAAGTTCTTGTTCAAGGCTGAAGAGGCACAGAAGCCAAATGACACACCACCAATTACAGTACCTGGTAACCCTAATCCAAACGCAAATGGCACTCTGAATCCAGCCACTGCCACCTATGAAGAGTTGGCGGCAAGCATGGCACACGAAGAATAAGAAAGGATGATTTAAATGGCTTTTCCAAATGCACAAACGACTGACAAGTCCGCAATGATTATTCCTGAGGTTATGGCCCAGATGATCGCAGCACGGCTTCCTAAGGCAATTACTTTTTCGCCTCTCGCAACGGTTGATAACACTCTTGTAGGTGTTCCCGGTGACACTATCACGGTTCCACACTGGAAGTATATCGGCGATGCTGTCGATTTTGCTGAAGGGGATAGCATTGACTACTCCAAAATGCAGAACGGCAAAACAACTTCGACGATCAAGCGAGCTGGCAAAGGGGTAGAAATCTCTGACTTTGCTGTTCAAGTAGGGCTTGGCGATCCAAAAACGGAAGCTGCTAACCAGCTGTCCATGGCCATTGGTTCTAAGGTCGATAACGATTGTGTCACAGCATTGCTGAATGCTCGTCTGACACTGACTCATGCGGCCCCTGATCTTGACTTGATCGACGCGATCGAAGCCGCATTTGAAGATGACACTAGCGAGTTCAACACCGAAGGTTCTTCGCCAGTACGTGGTGTGCTTTACATGAACTTGAAGGACTACAACAAGCTCCGTAAGGCTGCAGCATCTGACTACACTCGGGCTACCGAACTAGGTGATCAAGTTCTGACAAGCGGTGTACTCGGTGAAATCTTTGGTTGACAGCTTGCTACCTCCCGCAAGATTCCTGTTGGTACTTACTTGGCTGTTAAGGCTGGTGCTCTTGGCATCAACATGAAACGTGGTGTAGAAGTTGAGACCGCGCGTGATATTGACCACAAGACAACCAAAATCAACGTTGATGAATACTACGGCGTTTGGCTTAAAGACGACACCAAGGCGCTTGTCGTTAATGCTCCAGCACCAGCCAAATTTGATCCAAACGGTAGCGTTAAGCCAACTGATGCTCAGACCGTTGATGAAATCAAGGCTTGGCTAACTGCCCACAGCATCGATTTAAATGGAAAGACAGCAAAGTCTGATCTTTTAGCGTTAGTTCCAGCTAAATAGTCAACATTAGTCGCCATTGAAATGCACAATAGGGAAATCCCGGCGGCTTTGTGAGGTGATGATATGGCCTATGTAGATAAAGATGATTACATGCAGGCAATGCATATTACTGATGCAGATGTTCCTAAGAACTTCGATCAATTGGCAGATTTGGCCAGCGAATATCTAGATGACCAGACACGTGGTTTTTATCAAGATAACGACCTTGCCAGTGACCCGTGGCCACTTCGTGCAAGTAAGTTTAAGCGGGCGGTTATCCGTCAAATTGCTTACATGATTGATTCTGGTATCACCACAACAGAGCAAGCCATTAGTCAGCCTACGAGTGTTTCGAAGACAATTGGACGTACAACGGTGTCCAAGTCGTGGAATAATAGCCAGTCCTCAGTTGCTGGCCAACAGCGCTCGGCTATCAGTGCTGATGCGCTGGCAGCTCTTAGCGGCACTGGGTTGCTATACCGAGGTGTTGACTATGTTCGATGAGATCGATGACTTGATATCATACAACGATTCGGTCACGTTGTTCCGAGTGACCGGTAAAGATGACTGGCAGAAGCCTATTTACAGTGAACCGGTTGTCATTGGGCACGCTAGAATCGATCGCGGGACAGTATATTCTGGAACCAACAACGATCGGCAAATTGTTGCTAAAGCCGTCATTTACATTCGATGCGCTGGCAACTCAGACATGCCGTTGCTTGATGATAGTTGGCTGCAAGGACAGGCCGAATTTGACAGTCGCAAGTACACCATTACTACAGTCAACGTTTTAAAAGATGCTGATACGCCTGAAATATGGGGGTACGAATTGGAGGTGCTGTGATGGGTGTGAAAGTAACAGTTGACGTTGATTTGATGAGTAAACTTGGAACGAAAGCCCAAAACAAAGCTCTCACAGCCGCTGCTACTCAGCTCGATACAGAACTGACTGATTATAATACTGGCGTTGTACCAAGGCTTAATGGTGACCTGCGGGGGACTGCAACTCCGAACGGTGCGGAGGTTGACTTCGACAGTGCTTATGCGGCAGCTCAGTTTAACGGTGGGTATACGAAAAAAGATGGCACCAAGGTTGTTTTTCATCATTGGCATAAAAAAGGAACTGGCCCCCACTGGGACAAAATGATTCAGGCAAACAATCAAAAAATGGAACGAATCCGCGATGCTTATCTGAAGGGACTGAACCTATGAACGCATTGAAAACGTTGACGAATGCAATTAACACGATTCCCGATATGCCACAGAGAGTCAGCATGGGCTTCCTTTCTGCTGATGAATCGCTTTCAATCTATCCGACAAAAAACGGGTCGGTGATTGATGAAGATTTCGCCGGCAATCAAGAAACTCGGCTGTATTACGAAGTTGCTATTCGTACCAAGGATCAGCGGTTGGGCAACACAATCATGTGGCTAGTCTCTGATTTTGTTAAACACTTGAAGGAACTTCCGTCTGATGATTTCCACTTTGAAAAAATTGAAACCACGTCTGAACCAAGCATCACCCAAGCCGATTCACGTGGCTTTTTTGTATACACGATTGATATCGCGATGAACGTAACAGCAAATAAATACGAGGAGTGATTTTTCATGGCAGAAAAAGAATTTAACTTGAACTTTAAAAACAAGTTCGAAATCGATACTAAGGGTGGTAAAGACCCGTCGGATGTCGCTGGTGCAACCTTTGTACCATTGGCGGCCGGCATCAATAACTTTACGCCGACTCTGAATGAAACAACGGCTAATGACGTCTATTACGACGGTGAAGGTTATGGTTCGACTGATGTTACAGGTAAACGTCTCCAGCTGGCTTATACAGGCCACCGTTTGGAAGGCGACCCAGCTCAGGACTATATCGCAAGTCACTTGCTTGACCTTGGCGACAAACTCAAGACTTTGGCACGTTGGACGCAAGCTGATGGTTCTACTGTTGTTGGGCTAGTTACTATTAGCAATATTGTTACTTCTGGTGGTGCTCCAGGTGCCAAGCAGACAATGTCATTCACTTTGGCATTCAACGGCAAGCCCGTTTATACTCCTGCGGGCCCAAAAGTGTAACGGTGTCTGGGGTATCCCTGACACCGACAACGGTGAGCATTAAAGTGAGAGAAACCACGGCATTAACGGCTAAAGTTAGCCCGGAAGATGCGACTGACAAGGCTGTTAGCTATGAATCCAGTAAAATATCGGTCGCTACTGTCAACGGTAGTGGCGTAGTAACTGGCGTTTCTGAAGGCTCTGCTACCATTACCGCAACGACACACGATGGCAGTAAAACTGCAAGCACGGCAGTAACAGTCACTGCCGCTTAAAAAGACAGGGTCGCCAAAGAAATCAACAGTATGGGTAAATCCCAGGCGGCCATTAGGAGGAAATCATGAGCAACGTAATTAATTTAGATGACGTACTAGCAACTAAGCAGGACTTTACCTATAAGGGTGAGACGTACACGTTCCGTTTCTCAGATAAAATGCAGCACGCTTTGAGTGATGCTTGGGTCAAGGCCAACGCATATGCTAAGCAGTTGACTAATGATGACAAGGAAAATGATGACATCGACAAAAAGCCGGTTGAAGATCAGCTTAATTTTGTACGTGAGGCTCTCAATAAAGAACATGAAATTGCCATGGACTTCTTTGTACAGACGATCGGCAAAGAAAAGGCCGATAAGCTGTACAGCGATTTAGATCAAAGCACCGACGGCCTCATGTTTGTCCTTGGCCTAGTCAAGCGGGCGTCTGAAAAGGCAATTAAGGACGCTCAAGACGCTGAATATCCTGCATTTGACGGGAATGAGGACAATGATTAGCCTAACTCAACCGTTAGCATGGTACTGGCAGTGTCAAGGCAAGAAATATCGTGTGAATTTGGCGTTTGATAACGTGTTGCGATGGTTCGAACTGCTTGATCGTGAGGACAAGACCGATGCTCAAAAGGGCGTCATTGGTTGGCATATGTTCGTTAATGCTAATGAGGTCGCGCCAGAAGACCGGTTAAAGGCACTTCAGTGGATTAATCAGTACATCGGCCAGCAACCATATCATGACTCGGAAATGCAGCCAGAAACCGATGAAGAATCATCAGTAACAGGCGGAGCACAAGAGGAGTTTTTCTCTTACGTTCAAGATGCGCCTGCTATTTGGTCAAGCATACGAGCGTTTTATGGCATCGACTTAGAAGACGAACTAGGAAAGCTGCATTGGCACAAGTTCCGTGCTATGTTGGATGGCTTACCGGGTTCGTCTTATTTCATGCGCATCATTGATATTCGGCAACGGTCTCGTCAGGGACTTGAAGGCAAGGATTTGATTAACTTGGTTGATTTGCAGAATTACTACATCTTGGATAAGTACCGTAATGCAAAGCACTCCGCAGAGGCGGCTGATTTCTTTGCTGCATGGGCGTCCAGCGCAAACAAATAATGAAAGGGGGAACACACAATGGCAGCAGATGGAACGATCTCGATTGAAGTTGCTCTAAAGGGCAAGGATCAGCTCATTAGTGATACCGAGCAAGCTGACAAAATTCTAAATGACTTTGGTAGCCAAGCTGGCGATAAGATGGATAATGCCATCACCGAGAACACAAACAAGGCTAAGCGGACTCTGGCTAGTTTTCCAAAAGAAGTCAAGACTGAACTCATCGCAGAAGCTAAAGATGCCGGCATTAAGAATTTCAGCACTATTTTGAAAAAGCTTCCTAAAGAACAGCGAGTTGAATTGCTGACCAAGGTAGAAGACGGCAAAGCTATTGATTTTGAGAAATTGATTAAGTCGCTTCCCAAGGAAGTTAAGAGTGAAATCAAGGTCAAAGATGAAGCTACCGTTCCCCTTGAGAAGATTGAGAAGAAACAACAGGATATTCCGGGCAAAAAAGAAACCACTGTAAAGGCTAATGATCACGCATCTGCACCTTTACGTCACATCAGCAATGAAGCAGACGATACCGGTCGGCATTTCAGAGGCTTACGGGATATTATAGCTGGCACCATGATCGGGAATTTGTTAAGCAGCGGTTTTATAATGGCTCAAAGCACCATTACCGGTTTGATCGGTGATCTTAACGAAGCAAGTGCATCATGGCAGACATTTGATGCTAACATGCAGAACCTTAACATGCCTGATAAACAAATTGCTGCGACCAGAAAGGAACTACAGGAGTATGCGCAACAGACCATCTACTCTGCGTCTGACATGGCTACTACCTACAGCCAGTTAGCTGCTGTTGGTACTAAAAATACCGATATCTTGGTAAAAGGATTCGGCGGCTTAGCTGCTGCTTCGGCAGATCCTGCGCAGGCGATGAAAAGTCTGTCGCAGCAAGCGACTCAAATGGCAGCTAAACCAAAGGTTCAGTGGCAAGACTTTCAAATCATGCTCGAACAATCACCGGCTGGTATGGCTGCCGTGTCCCGAAAGATGGGCATGAGTACTTCTGAACTGATTGCCAAAATCCAAGATGGCAAAGTCACAACAGGAGAATTTTTTGACGCTATTGAGAAAGCGGGCAATGCACCGGGCTTTCAAAAGATGGCCACACAATACAAGACGGTTGGGCAAGCGGTTGACGGTCTCAAAGAAACGATTACTAACCGTTTGATTGGGGCATTTCAATCAGTATCCCAGTCTGGGATCAAAACCGTCAGCTTGCTTACTGATTCGATCAGTGGTATCAATTTCGATAATTTGGCTAAAGGAATTACTAAACCGATTGATTATATTAACGCGCACTTCGATACCGTGACAGATATTGCAAAAAACATCTTTAAAATTGGTCAAATTATCGGTGGCACAATATTCAAAACTGCGTATGACGTTGTTATTAATATTGCCAAGGCTTTAGGGCTAGTAGACGATGAAAGCAATAAGGTTAAGGACCCTCTCAATAAGATTGATGGCATTTTGAAAAACATTGTTTCGCATAAAGACGATATCGAGAAACTAACCAAAGTTTGGTTGGCATTCTTTGCCATCAAAAAAATCACCAGTTGGATTAAGTCAGTAAACGAAGCTAGAAAAGCAATCATGGAGCTAGGCATTGCAACCAAGATATTTGGTGACGGTTCCGGTAGCGGAATCAGCCTGCCAAGTTTGGGAAAAAGGGGAGCAACTGGTACTGCAGTCGAAGACGCCGAAAGCGTGGCTGTTAATTCTAGCAAACGAGGCGGTTTATTCAGACGTATTTTCTCTGGTGGCACTGCCAAAGTTGGAGAGGACGCGCTTGAAGATTTAAGTGGCGCATCCAGTTTAACGTCCAAATTTTCAAAAGCCGCTGGAGCAGCAAAAGGGATAGCTGGAATTGGCACTGCCATTAGTATTCTCTCCTCATTAGGAGAGTTGGCAGGGTCTACCAAGAAAACTATCGGTGGAAATGCCGGTAGTGCTGCTGGTGGTGCTCTTGGCACTTGGGCTGGCGGTGCTGCCACAGGAGCTGCTGTCGGTACATTTGCAGGCCCTGTAGGCACTGCTATTGGTGCTGGTTTAGGAGCTGCTGCTGGAGGTGTGGCCGGTTCTAGTGTTGGTAAGAAGATTGGCAAAGAGGTTCAAGAAGGCGTTGAATCCACTTTCCATCCGAAACTTAGCAACGGTATGACAAAAGCAACCGAAAAGTTACATGGTGGCATGAAGTCATTTGTAAAGTCCTATCAAGGTGACATGGATAAGATCATGGGCGACACTATCATGCTTGGCAGTGCCACTGGTAAACAGGCTGGCAAAATTGAAGCTGATATGACCAAAGCATATGCTCACATGTCTAAAAGTGTTGACGATTATTACAAGGGTAAGGAAAGCAAATCTAAGAAAGACTTGGATTTGCTTGTCAAAAATGGTTCTATTACTCAAAAACAAGCTGATGAAGCTCTGGCTAAAGAGAAGAAGAATGATGCCTCTAAAGCCGCGCAAATGAAGAAATCATACGCTGACATGCAGAAGGAAAGTGAAAAGTACTTCAAGGATCGCAATGATACCGAGAGCAAGTACGAAAAGAAGAGTACCGATGCTGTCAACAAGATTTTGAAAGATCGTGCCGCTCAACGTGAAAAGCTTGTCAAAGCAGGTGCTACTAAGGAAGAGCTTGCCGGATTTGACGCCACGACTGCGCGCAAAGTTGCGGCAGCGAAAAAGAAGCTCAAAGACCAAGAAGATAAAGATCTTCAAAAGCTTCAAAACGGCCATCTTAAGACCATGAAGACTTTACAGTCGCAAGCAGATGCCAACACCTATCAAAGCTTAAAAGTGAGTGCGGGCAAGGAAAAGGACCTTTTGCAGAAACTGTCAGAAGACAAGCACAAGATGGGCCAGAAAGAACTAAAGGAAGTCATCTCTACTTCGGCAAAGCAGACTAATGCTGTCGTCACTGCCGCTAACAAAACTTACAACGAAGCAAAGGACGCTGCTAACAAGAAATACAAGGCAACGACTTCTGCCGCTGAAACAGAATATTATGTCAATCACTCTATATCAAAGTCTCAGTATGAAAAAATTGTCGGAGATGCCAAGAATCAGCGTGACGATACAATCAGTGCCGCTAAGAAGCAACGTGACGGCACTGTCAGCCATGCCAGAAAGCAACACGATGCAGTCGTTTCCGAAGCCACAAAACAGGCTGGAGAACATAAGAGTGCGGTAAACACTGAAACAGGTGATGTTAAGAGCACTTGGGATCGATTCTTGGATGGCGTTGCCGGTGTTTGGAATCACTTGATTGATGCATGGAATTGGGTAGGAAAACTTTGGGGCAAAAAGCCTTCTGGCCACTGGAAACGCTATGCAGCTGGTACTGGTGGTACACGAGAAGATCAGCTTGCCGTTGTTGGTGAAGAGGGATTTGAGTTGGCCCATCATCCTAGTCTTGGTGTTTTCCCACTGGGCGTTCACGGCATGGAAACAACTTTCTTACCAGCCGGAACAAGCATTTTGCCTCACAACCAATCAGAAGAATTCTTAAAGATGACTAATGCATTACCCCACCATGCTACCGGTATTTTTGGTACTATCTCTGATTTGTTTGATGGTGCTAAGAAAATCGCTTCTGGAGTTGGTTCAGAGATTTCACATGCGTTCGGTAGTGCTATGAATTTCATTGATAAGGGTGTCTCTGGCGCTTGGAGTTGGATTGAAGACAAGACTGGCATTAAGAAACTTGCAAGCAATGATGGTCAAAAATGGTCGTCAATGCGGTCTGATTTTGGTGGCGGGACTCTTAAAGGAATTAAGGATGGATTTTCAAACGTATTTACATCTCTATTCAAGAAAGCCAAAGAGGATGAAACGTCTGGTGGAAACTACAACCCAGAATTGATTTGGAAAGCCGCAAAAGAGATGGGATTGAGCCCATCAGGCAGCTTCATCCGCATGCTTCAGGCTACCATTCAGTCTGAAAGCGGTGGCCGCAACATTGTTCAACAAATCCACGATATTAACTCAGGCGGCAACGAAGCACGAGGAATATTGCAATATACTCCCGGTACCTTTATGCATTATGCTATGCCCGGCCATAGAAACATCATGAATCCTTACGACCAGTTGCTCGCCTTTTTTAATAACTCAGATTGGCAAAATAGTATTGGTAACACCGTCATTTGGGGTCATGCGAAGACTGATTGGTTGCATTCTGGTCCTCAGGGCAGCCGGCGCTTAGCCTATGGTGGTCGATTTGATAAAGCCACACCGGCTGTGGTCGGTGAGGACGGTACTGAGTATGTTGTCAATGTTACAAAAGATAATGCTGATCAGTTGCTCATGGCAGCGATAGCTGAACGTGCCAAGACTAGTTCTTCTAGTATCTTTGCCAAGGCACTTAAAGGATTTAAATCATCGCAGATTCAGGCAATTAATTCAGTTCCTGATGTTCAAAACGCTATCAACAGCTTTAGTACCGGCACAGCACAACCAAAAGTAATTAATGTTCAAACCGATGTATCACTGAATGGCAGGAGCATGGCCCGCGAAATGGCTCAACCGCTTCAAATAGAAATAGACAGAAAAAATCGCATTAAGTTTCGAAGAGAGGGGAGGATTTTTAATCCATGACGCTATCAATTACTTTCAATGGAACTAACATTTCGAAATGGCTTGATGGCATTCTGCTTGTCACTAGAAACGTTGGGCAAAATCGTGTTCCACAGCTTGACCAAGTTGGTCGCTCTGATGGAAAAATGTTCTCATACATTAGAGCAGATGAAGGCACTATCACGGTGACTGCTATCGTTCGAACTGATGTCAATAAAAAGCGCAGGCTTCTTGCAGATGCCCTGACTACTTCAACACCAGCTAAACTTGTTTTTGCTGATGAGCCAGACATCTATTACAATGCCATTTCAACTGGACAGATCACCTTAGACGAGGCTTATCTTCACAACACCATGACCATAACGTTCACTGTTCCCGATGGCATTGCCCACTCGGTAGCCACGCAGACGGCTGACAACATGCCATACAAGGACGCAAGTAACCTATTGCTGGAAGATCCAGTTGGCACTCAGGTTGCTACCGGCGGTGATTGGCTGATTAACACTATAGGCACATTTCATGGAAAACCGGGTAAGCAGTATACAGCCAGTGTTAACCTAGAACAATTAGACAATGATATCTTATTTCAAGCGTGGACTGGAGACGCCAATGGCGTGCGCCAAAATCTTATTAGTACAATACATGCTAGCAAACTGGGAACAATCGTTTTAACATTCATTGCACCCGAAAATATAGGTTACTCTACAATACTTCTGCAGCTTGCTTGGACAAATGGAAATGCATCTGGATCATATTCTTGGAGTCAAACAAAAGTAGAGCTAGGCGATAAGGTAACACCATACAAGGACGTGCCGGTTAACCTGCTTACGGGGACAACAGTAGTTAACACCGGTATTATTAAAGCTGGCAGCCAAGGAATTAGCGATTCTTCTCGTGGCTCAGTCAGTATCGTTGGCGGAGAAACATACACTTACAGTATTTCGATGATTACTATGGGACATATGGGACATTCTTCGATATCTTGGCTCGATGCTAATAAAAATGTAATATCTGCTCAAGCAGGCAATAATTATCCGTGGACAGCTAATGGAGGACGTTTTTCAAATACCTTCACGGCTCCAAGCAATGCGTTTTATGCTAATTTGACACCATGGTATTTTAGCCAAGTCTATACTTCAGACACGAATATATCCTGGAATCAGGAAAAGCTTGAAGTAGGCACTTCAGCTTCTCCTTGGTCGCCTAACCCAGCTGATCCTGAATATTATACCGACACCATCACAGTGCCTAATGCTGGGACGTATCCATCTGAACCAGTTATCACGACTACTATCAATGGTGATGACGGCGTGTTAACTGCTATTAATGATCAGGGCAGTGTGCTACAGTTCGGCTCTCCCGATGAGACTGATGGCTTTGTGAAGCAAAAGTCTGAACGCGTTTATCATCTCGATTTCAATCAGACGCCGACAGGGGTAACACTCAATAATGGGGTTACGGCTTTCCCTTACTATGAGCATGGCAATGATGCCAACGTACAGTCGGGACCGTTTGGCTATAAAGATGGTATTGCCTACCCGTCTACTGAACGAACTGCTTCCAATTACTGGAACGGGCCTTCAATGAGCGGCACCATTCCTAAAAATTCGAAGGGCTCTAACACGGCTAATTTTCAGTTTGTCAATCGTGTCAACGTTGGGACAAATGCCGCAGAAGTAGGCCGCTTCGAGTTCAATTTGACGTATCAAGGCAAGATTGTCGCTTCTCTTGCGTTGTTTGACGATAGTGCCTCTAATGACCAATGGGTTTTCTCTGGTACAGTCTATGATGGCAGCCAAGCACAGATGATATTTTGGGACTTACTGCCACGTAATTACTATCGTGATGGCAACTACAATGCCGTTATCACAAAAATGGGTGATCAGTTAACCTTCCGGTTGGATCGCATTGATTTAGGCGATGGCGGCATTGAGACACGGACGGTATCAGGATTTTCTAAAGTACCGATTGATGGCTGGACAGCATGGTTCCCAGGATTCTCCGATCAACGTGGTTGGTCAATTAACTGGCAAGACAGCTACTTTGAGTGGATCAACGTTGATTACTGGGATGATATTCCTAACCGCTTCAAAGACGGGGACGTTGTGAAAATCGATGTTGCCAATCGACGTGTTCTTGTCAATGGTGCAGAAGATCGGACACTGCAAACAATCGGCAATGATTGGGGTGGCTTCAAGATTCAGCCTGGCAACAACACAATCGAAATGCTCACATCAAGCTGGGCTAAAAACTGCAAAGTTGAAGTATCTTGGCAGGAGGCGTGGCTATGAAGGATTTTTATTTTGTGGATAGATCATGGCATCTGCTCGGCATTGCGACTGCTGGCGGTGATGGGGTGATCCACATTGTTGATGATACTGATGATCAGCTCATCTCAGCAGGCGCTCGCACCTATTCGGGTACCATTCGGTTCACTCCTGAACTATCGTCCAAGGTTCAAGCAATGGCAGCACGTGGCAATTACATTTTGTATATGGATGAGCGCAATAAAGCAGTCTTCATGACAATTATGGAATCAAGTCATGATCCACTTGCTGGTGAGGAGACATTCACTGCTGAAGATGCTGGTATTGATTTGATTAACGAGACTGTTGGTCCCTACAAAGCTCCACAAGCAATGGGGATTGCCGATTATATTAAGCTGTTCACGAATGACTCAGGTTTTGAAATCGGTCTTAACGAGATCCCTGATTTGAAGCGAACGCTTGAATGGACTGGCGAGTCTGACACCACTTTAAATCGTATTCTATCTGTTGCGACTCAGTTTGATAATGCTGAACTAGACTTTAGCTTCGATGTGTCAGGGACAACGGTTGTGCGCCGCGTAATCAACATTCATAAGCGCATCGGTGCTGATAGTAATATCACGCTGTATGTGGATAAAGATATCAATAAGATTGTGACATCAGGCAGTATTTATGATCTCTATACGGCCGTCACACCGACAGGTGGTACGCCTGAAAGCAAAGATGGCGAGACCACTGATCAACAGCCAATCACGCTTCAAGGTTATCAGTGGACAGATCCCGATGGTCGTTACGTGTTAACGAAAGAAGGTGTTTTGCTTGACCCGGTAGCCAACCAAACATGGAGCAGGCTTTTAGCCAAAGGTGGTTCGCCGAGTGTCAATGCAGCGTATATCAATCGTGTTGTCACTTATACGGCGAATTCGCAAGCGACTTTGCTTCAATCTGCACTCTCTGATCTTAAGGCTCACAATCATGAAGCAGTCAATTACGAGACCGACATTGCTGTGCTGCCACAAAATATCAACATTGGTGACACAATTCATTTAGCTGACGAGGATGAACACTTGTATCTGTCGGCTCGCTTGCTAGAACTCAAATCAAGCTATTCGATGGATACACACACAGCAACATTGGGAGACTACCTCATTGAGCATGATCAGGTAGCAGCTCAATATCGGCAACTTGCTGAGCAGATCAAAAATTTGCCTAAAACGGTTCAATACTATCCATGGATTCGCTACGCTGATGATGACAAGGGCACAAACATGAGTGCCTTCCCAAGTGGCAAGAAGTACATGGCTTTTGTTCCCAATGCCAAGTCATCCGTGCCAAGTGATGATCCGGCTGATTATGCCGGCAAGTGGGCATTGATTCAGGGCAAAGATGGCGCTGACGGTGTTCCCGGTGCAAAGGGTGCAGATGGCCGTACAAGTTATTTTCACACCGCTTGGGCTAATGATGTAAGCGGTCAAAGTGGGTTCACGGTATCCGGTGGTGATGGCAAAAAGTATATTGGTACGTACAGCGATTTCACACTTGCTGATAGCACCAATCCGGCTGATTACAATTGGGCACTTTTTAAAGGATCCGATGGCGCAACTGGTCCTCAAGGGCCGCAAGGACCACAAGGGCCACAGGGACCTCAAGGCGTTCAAGGTGTTCCCGGAAGCAAGGATGTGCCATACACATACATTCAACTTGGCACGCCTGCTAGTCCCAAGAAAGGTGATTTGTGGTGGCACGGGACAACGCTGAATGATGCCACGGCCCTGCAATACTACAATGGGACAACTTGGATTGACCAAAGTATCCAGCAAGCGGTTCTCAGCATCAAAAAGTTGCAATCAATTGAGATCGATACTTCACTCATCAATTCTCCAACAATTAATTCGCCATTCAGCCATGTTCAAATTAGCGGAGCAAAAAGCTCGGGTAACTTGTCATTAAGCAATGCTGCTCTTCAAATATTAGGCAATATTGAGGATAACAGCGGTAATCCTAACGGACAATACTACAACACTATCCTTAACCCTAACGGGATGACAAACTACATCACAACTCCTGATAAAAAGGGGAACATGTCGTCAGCAGGATTGCAAAACGGTGCGCTTAAATTGGAAACGCTGATAAGTGACCCTAGTGCTGCAACCAAAAAATATATACAGTCCGAATACAAATCAACCGACAATGTTACTTTCTTTTATGTCAACTCTCCGGCCATCACAACTGCAAACATGTCATATGCATACATTTACTATATGCGCCGCGGTAATATTGTTACTGTACAGTTCGTGTTAGGAATCTCGCAGCAGAAGCCATGGGTTGTCTTGGCTGATGTTCGACCCGGATATAAGCCATATGCAGAATCAGGCGTTGGTTGTTATGTCAGCAATACAAATTATGTTGGACAAGCCTGCCAGATATATGTTTCAAAAAATCAATGGGTAACGATGCCAACAGGGCCAACAGGTGAATGCCGTGGATCAGTTTCGTATTTGACCCAAGATGATTACCCAACAAACGATTCATATTTTAGCTAGGAGGCAACTATGAAAATCAAAGTGTGGACGGATAGCAATGATCGGCTACTTAATTGGGCAAACGCTGATGAAAGAAGACCGGTAGGGCCAACCGATGAAGGATTCGAGGTTATTGAAGTTGACGATGCTGTTGGCTTGTATGAAAACCATGCAAGTATTATTGACGGCCAAGTCGTTCCTGATGCTGGTTATGATCCAGACGCTGACATACCTAAACCTGAGCCATCTGCGGCTGAATTAGCAAATGCTGAAACTATGAAGATGGTTGCTAGTCTAACTATGTCAAACTCAGCTTTGATAAAGCAGGTGGCAACATTGACCAAGGAGGCAAAATCGTGAACGCATATAAACCACTAATTATCAGCTACTATCAGCAAGGAATCTATAACAAGGATGACTTAGCCTTGTTCGTTAGTGTCGGCTGGATTAGCCAAGCAGAAGTAGATGAGCTTGTTAAGCAAGTCGCCAGCAAAAGCTAGCGGCTATTTTTGTGGAAGGAAGTGATGACAATGTTAAATAAAATTAGAGATCACCCAACACACGCAGCGCTCGCCATTGGCATGGTTGCCATTGGCTTGTTTCTACTCATCAATGACCATTATTTCGTCTGGCCCCCACATTACTCTGACTGGTTAAACGATGACATTGTGGGGTTTTTGTTTGTCATTGATGGACTCGGAATTTGGGGTTGGGTGCTATGGGAAACACAGTTTGCAATAACCAATCGTCTGCTGCTCACGACTACCAGCTTTTTAATGTCGTTCTTGACAATACTGCAATTCATGACCTCAATCTCAACTGGAATCTACACAAGTTGGATCAGCAATGCGATCATAACAGCCTTCGTGCTGATTCTGGCACGAAGGAGTGATAGCCGTGACAGCAACGATAACTAAAATCATTGTCGATTCTACTCCATACATTGCAACCATCGTTCCAACGCTTATTGCTTATCTGACCTACCGCGAGGGTAAACGGAAGAACAGACATGATGAGCTTGAGGACATGAACGACAGACTATGTGCAGAAAATGACCGCTTGAGACGCGAGAATGAACGCCTCAGAAAGGAAAATAATCATGAATAATTTGACAGATCTTGTAGTATCACTTGCAGTAGCAGCAATCCCAATCATTGGAGCTTGGATCTCAAAACAGTTGCTGGCTAACAAGCAAGCACTCACTTTGGTAAAGGTATTAGACCCATTGGCAAACGCTGCGGTAACAGCATCAGAACATCTCGGTGTGACAAAGGCGATTGACGGTGCGGTCAAGAAATCTACTGCCATTCAAGCTGTGAAAGATGGTTTGAAGTCGCTTGGCTTCACCAACACAGACAAGCAGACAATTGCCAACGCGGTTGAGAAAGCTTTTGCGGACTTGAAAGACAGCCTAGCAGAAACCTATCCGAAAAGAGAAGGCATTCAAGTAACAGATTTACAATATTATCCCCATGTTGCTTATGCCAACAGTGCTGATGGCACAGTAGACTTCTCTACAAAGGATTCCCTTGGGAAATCATATATGGGTGTATATTTCAGCTATGACCAAGAAGATAGCAACGACCCAAGCAAATACCAGTGGACAAAACTGGTTGGCCCAAGCTATGGATACCCCGTAGGAGCGGAAGAACCCAAAGGAGAATCCAATACTCAGGCAGCACCATCATCTGTTGCTCCAGTAGCTAGTGAGGAGGCAAAATAGTATGAGTTATACCATCAACAAAGAATTTGCTTTGGGTGCAAATGAAGGCTCATCGCAAGTTGCCAATCGACTTTACATTATTCTACATGATGTAGGTGCCGAATCTGGCGCGCGTGCAAATGCCGCTTACTTCAAAAACAATATTCGTGCTGAAATTGCTTATACGGCATTTGTTGTAGGCGATGGCGGTCAGGTTTATCAAGTTGGTGAACCCGGTTATGTTCAGTGGGGCGCTGGGACAGTGGCAAATGCTAACAGCCCGGTCCAAATTGAATTGGGCCACACTAGTGATCCCGAAACTTTCAAGAAGGATTATGCCGTTTATATTGAGCTTGCACGTGATATGGCTGCTAAATATGGCATTCCTACTAGTTTGGACGCTGGCGGTGCTGGAACGCCCGGAATCAAGTCCCATTTGTGGGTAACACAGCATATTTGGGGTGATCACACTGACCCATATGGGTATCTGGCTCGATGGGGTATTACGAAGGATAAGCTGGCGGCCGACCTTGCTAATGGGACAACTACCGTAGATGCATATACGAGAGCACCAGTAGCACAAAGCAAGCGTGCGCAAACAACTGTATCTAGTAAAGTGAATGTTAGTTACGGATTGCACTTGCTCGGTGGCAGCTGGCTTGATGAGGTTACTAATTTTGGCTCTGGTGACAATGGATTTGCGGGATTGCCTAATCACCAGCATGATCTGCTGTACATTCGCGTTGATCATGGTAGTGTTAAGTATCGTGTTCACACAGTCAAGAGTGGTTGGCTGCCTTGGGTAACCAAAGGTGATCGCAATGATACGGTCAACGGCTGTGCCGGTATTGCTGGTGAAGCGATTGATGGAGTCCAGATCATCTTTCTTACTCCTGCTGGTGAGCCGTACGAGCAAGCGTATTACCGCAGTCAGACGATACAACGGGCTGGCTGGCTCGGCGTTGTGTGTGATGATGGCACGAGTTTGCCACAGTACACAGACACATACGCCGGCATGTTTGGAGAACCGCTTGATCGTTTGCAAATCGGCATTAGTTCGATCAATCCATTTTAA